CAACTCACTATCCTCTTCATCTTCACCGTTATCACCTTGTGTGGTGTGATGTTCACAATACGATGGCTGTGGCCCCGGTCCACTCGTGACTGGAACATGCTACGTGTCATCGACGAGCCTCCACCCCAGGGCAAGATGCGACTGCGTTTGCGCCAATACCACGTCGCGCGACGCATCGCCGATGAAGCGAAAGCTCAATTTCCCAACCTGCGGCAGACTGAGGCTGACCGATTGGTCCTTGAGAAGTGGGTGGCAGACCATTTGGCGGACTATGATGTTCGTAAATGTGACGCACGTCACATCATCCCAAAGGTCACCACATGCTATTACCTCAAAACCCGGGAGGAAATTGAGATGGAACTCGACCGCCACATGCCATGCGTGTTGGAACGCATGCGTGAGTGGGATGAGGCAGCCTCCTTCAACGGAGGACTGCGGTTCACCTCCCAATAGGGGGGCCTAGTGGTTGTCCCTGGGGTCACGACTCGGACCAAGCGTGACCCAGCCCCCTCCGAGGGGTATCGGTTCAGGGAAACATCCACAGGCCGTACAGGCAAAACCCGCAAGGTTTACTGCGTCAGCAACTTCTACCAATTGAAACCCTTTGTGGTACATGACAATTCCATTGTCAATGCCCGGAGGGCTTTGGTGGAGAGAGTGCTCAACGTGGAAGGACCTGACGGGCTAATGCCCCCCCCACGCCCCGCGGCCGGAGCGATGGCCAAACTTTCCAGCTTCCGTAACCTTCTCGGTAGATACACCGGTGTGATCCCCCGCATGCCAAGGCAACAATTCGTTGACCGTTACACGGGGCGTCGCCGCACTATCTACGAGAAAGCTATGAATGAAGTCGAGAAGTATGGCCTCCGGCCGAAAGACGCAATGTTATCATCATTCGTCAAGTGCGAGAAAGTGCCCCTCAAAACTTCCGATCCTGTGCCACGATTGATCCAACCACGGGGACCAAATTACAACCTCGAGGTGGGTCGCCACATTTCCCACATGGAGAAACCCCTCTACCGTGCCATAGGCACCATTTACGGTCACCCTACCGTCATGAAGGGCCATAATGCTCACGGGACGGCCATTTTACTCCGGGAAAAGTGGGATTCTTACAAGGACCCCGTTGCCGTTGGCCTGGATGCCAAGAGGTTTGACCAGCACCAGAGTGCAGAAATGTTACGCTGGGAGCATTCGGTCTACCTCAACGCCAGTGGGCCAGGGGACCGCAAGGAATTGAAGAAGCTCCTGGAGCACCAAGTGAGAAACCGCGGCGTCATTAGATGCCCCGACGGCGTCATCCACTATGAAGTGGATGGCTGCCGCATGAGTGGGGACATGAACACCGCAATGGGAAATTGCTTGGTGATGTGTGCGGTGTTGCATGCGTTCAAGGAGAAGACGGGCCTAAACTTCTCACTCGCAAACAATGGAGATGACTGCGTTATCTTCCTCGAGAGACGCCACCTACGGGACCTCAACTCCCTCCCCAATCATTTCTTGGAATTTGGGTTGCAGGTTGAGATCGAGGAGCCTGTGGACGTGTTCGAAAAGGTGGTATTCTGCCAAACGCAACCCGTTTATGACGGGGAGCGCTGGATAATGGTCCGCCAACCCTCCGTATCCATGGCCAAGGATGCTTATTGCACCCTTCCCATGGAGTCACCAAAAGTTGCCAACGGTTGGATGACAGCGGTAGGGAAGTGTGGCATGTCTATGACCGGCGGCATACCAGTGGTGCAGGAATACTACGCCGCCTACCTACGTGCAGGCAAAGGAGTGGAGATCGGTCACACCCTACACCACGAGAGTGGGTTCTTCCACCTCGGTAAGGGTATGGACCGCCACTACCGAATTCCCTGCAGCGAGGCCCGGCTGAGCTATTGGCTGGCCTTCGGGACGACGCCTACCCAGCAGGTGCTGTTGGAGCAAACTCTCGCCACTTGCGAGATGAGCACAACCATCGTCCCGCCGGGTAAAGCCACCCCAACATTCCACAAATACCACCTCGATGCCTAAATCCTCGAAGGAAACCAAGACCTCAAAAGAGGCCACGCGCAAATCGGCACAACGACCTAAGGTCCCCCGTGCCATCCAAGCAAGGTTCGATCAAGCAGCGCTTGATTACCTCAAGCTCCTTCAAGACCCTTGCTCTGGTCCTCTCGTCCACCCTGTCATGCCTGGCGCTGGTGGGGGTCAAATTGCTCGATTTGAGTCGTTCCTAACTCTGGGCGATGGCACTAACGACACCGCCTTTGCTGTGCATTGGACCCCCAATGCCATGGGCATTGTTAGTGGTAACACAGCTTGCGCTACCGTCCTACAAGCGACGACACGCCCCAGCTCAGTCGTGGCCACACCATCAGTGATGTCTGACTATTCAACATACACCCCAGGTTACAATTGGCTACGTAGCAATGCATCAGCTGTGCGCTGCATTGCAGCGTGCATGCAGATCTACACTAATGCCTCCGAGATGAACCGCTCTGGGTTTATCTCAACCGGGGTAACCACCAATAGCTTGATCGTGTCGACGGATCAGACATCCCCCATTGCAATTAGACCAAACCTACCAGTGATGGTCAGGGCTCCTGAATCTGTAATGGAGACTCTCTGGTCCCCCACGCCATTCGATGCTAACTTCATCGACCCTGTGGTTGCTGCCGCGTCCCCCATTGGAGGGTGTGGTGCAATCACTGCATGTGGCACCGGGCTTGCCGTTGGGACCGGAGTCACGATCAAACTGACCGCCGTGTATGAGTACCAACCCAGTCAGAATACCGGCATGGCTGCTACCGTGAAGAAGTCCGTTGAAACCAACAACACGTTCAACGATGTGATGCGGTTCCTCGAGCGGAATTCCATGTGGTGGTTCCGGGCCGGAAAAGTTGTTAGTATGCTGGCACCCGGAGCAGGAGCAGCGATGAGACTAATGGGGTAGCGTGACCTGGAGGGATCGGATCCTCCAGTGTAATCTAGGCAATTGAAAACCAACTCTTGGCCGGAGTGAGTGGGTAGTTCCCACCAAGCCCCAACACCGGGGTGAATGGTAAGCCTGAGAAATGTGGATTGGGCACCACCTAGATCCGTAACCTAGCAGACGGGGATAACTTCCCCTGAGGGCTTAGCTAGGGTAACCGAAAATAAAA